GGTCGCGGCGTTAACCCCTGTTGCTGTTTTCAGCGACGACGAGGCGGCGACGTACTTTGGGCGTGGTTCGATTGCGCACCGGATGGCTGCTGCTGCGATTGAAGCGAACCGCTATGCACAGATTACGGTCGTGGCGGTCGATGACCATGCGAACGGCACGGCAGCGGCACGCGTTGTCTCAATTAGCGGATCGTCGGCGACGACGCCCGGCGCATTGTTTTTGGAGATTGGACGCGACCAGGTAGATGTAGCAATCACAAGCGGTATGACGGTCCATCAGATTGCGAATGCGCTGCATAAAGAATTGCAAAAACATCCTGATTTACCGGTGACGACGACGATCAATAGCAACACTGTAACACTGACGGCGAAAAACAAGGGCGATGCTGGTAACGCCATTCAGTTGCGCGCACGTGTACAACAGGCACAAGGTGTTAGCGTGTCCTTATCGGATTCATTAACCGGCGGCACGATTGATCCCAATTTAACGCCTGCATTTGCGGCAGTCTTTGGCGCGAGCTACGAAATCTATGCAATCCCCTTTAATACGCAGACGGCGTTAACCGCCCTGCGCGCACACGTCGAAGCGCTCGGACACCCTTTGGAGCAAAGGGATGCCATTGGGGTTGCGGGTTTTGCGGGAACGCTGTCGGCGGCTACAACGCTTGCCACAAACGTCAACTCGGGTCTGATCACGCTCGCTTGGCACAACCAGTCCCGGTCGCTGCCGTACGAGATCGCGGCGGGTTATGCGGCGGTGATCGCCAGCGAAGAGGATCCGGCAAGGCCATTGAACACCCTGGAAATTGCCGGTCTGGACGTGATTGCCGTCGAGCATCGACCGGGTCGGGTCGAGCAGGAAGTCGCGCTACATAACGGAGTGACTCCCCTGGAAGTCGGGCCGGGTAATCGGGTGCAAATCGTGCGGGCCATCACCACGTACCTGGTCGATGCGCAAAACGTTGCTGACGATTCCTTGTTGGATCTGACCACGATGCGCACGCTGCACTATTTTCGTAGAGCGTGCCGAGAGCGGATTTCTCTGCGCTTTCCACGCGAAAAACTCTCGCACAAAACCCCGGCGAAGGTGCGCAGTGAACTGCTCGACGTGTCCTACAAGTGTGAAGAGCTGGAATTTTTGCACCGCATCGACGAATTCAAGGATCGGCTGATCGTCGAGGTGGACAGTCAATCGGTGGGGCAACTGAACGCGGCGATCCCCGCGCCAGTCGTACCGGGTCTGCACGTCTTTGCTGGTCGCATTGATCTTTATCTGTAAGGAATAGCCATGGCACTGAAAGAATATGCGGGCGCGATGGTGCTCGAAATCGATGGGCTGGAAGTCGAAGTCGTCAGTCTTTCGACGACGACGCGAACCGGCAAAAAGCCCGTCAAGGTGATGAACCGCAGCCAGCTTGTCGGCGGCTTTGCCAGAGGCATCCAGGAGTACGAGCTGCGCGCGACGGTTGCAATCCCGTTTGAACTGGATTTCGCATGGGAGGCAATCGAAGGCGCGAAGCTGACGATCTTTCCGGCAAGTCCGGGCGGCAAGAGAATCAGCTACCTGGATTGCGTGGCGACCGAGATTGGAGAAGAGTACAGCGTCGATAACGAGGCGCGGCGCGACATATCCCTATTTGCGATTCGGAAGGTGGAAGAATGAGCACGGACACCGTTAAAAACCCCAATCCTGCGGGCGATGTTTTCATGGGCAAGCTGGTGTTTGGCATTGAATACGAGGGTCGCCGTCACTACGATTTCACGATGCGACTGCCGACCATGGGGGATAACATCACCGTGACGGAAGCCTACCCAGATGGGGGTGCGATGCGCCTTGAGATGGCGATCTTTGCGCTGTGCATGCAGACGCTGGGGGACATTCCGCGCGAGGCGATCACGTACGACTTGCTCAACGGCCTGATGCCGTCGGACTACGACATTCTTCAGGGGGCTGTCATGGACGCTAAAAAAAAGCTGCTCGACGACATCAGCGCCTTGTCCCCTATCGGCAATTAATTTTGCTGCTGGGCAAATACGGCATACCGGAATCGCGGGTAATGACCATGACTGAACCCGAAATTCGGCAGTGGGTCGATGCGCTGGCGGCGTTACATCGTCCGGCACAGAAACGGGGAAATGCTGATACGCATACGCAGCACATCGTCAGTCTGCGCCGCAAGCCCGTAGGACGTGCTACGAGGTAGGCCATGGCGGACTTGAACGTTGCGCTGCGCGTCGTTGCGAGAGATTTAGGCAGTCGCGAGGTACGCCGTGCGATCACGGAAATCGACCGCGCCACGCAGCAGTCGGCCCGCACGCAGCAGCGGGTTGTTGCGATTGCCGGGCGCGCGACGCGCCGCGAGTTCGCGCAGAATCAACGCGCTGCGGGCATCCTGGCGCAGCGCCAAGCGCAATCGGCCAGGCAAAGCAACGGCGTTATTTTGCGCGATGCGCAGCGTCTACACCAGGCACGTGAGCATTTAGGGATACGTTCCGAGCGGTCGATACAACGCGAAATTCTACGCACGATCGCATCCTATAAGCGCTTGGAGCAATCGGGTCGCTTATCGGGCCAGGAGCTGGCGAGGGCCGCCGATGCGGCGACCACCAAAATTCGCCGTCTGCAAGGCGAGATGCGCAGCATGAATGCCGCATCGGGTGGTTTAGGTAAAGGATTGATGGCGGTCGGCGGCGGCATCATGGCGGGCGCGGCTGTGGCGCGTGCGCCACTCTCCAAGGTGATGGAATACGACAAGAAGATCGCCATTCTGTCGAATACGGCCTATGCCGAGCGAGATGTCGCGGGCCGTCAGGCGGGGCAGGATGAGATCAAGGCGGCGATCAGCCGCGCCGTGCAAACTGCGGGCGGCACGCGAGAGGCGGCCGCCGACACGCTCTATGAGCTGTTGGGCGCAAGCGGCCTATCGCGCGATCAGGCGTTTGAGATTTTGCCGCACGTGCAGCGCTTTGGGCTGGCGACAGGCAGAGACGGCGGACAAGATTTGGCAGGCTTGGTCGGCGCGCTCAAGGCCCAAGGCATTGCGCCCGAGAATATGGCCGATGCGCTCGGAAAAATGCTGCACGCGGGCCAGACCGGAGGGTTTGGCGTAGACAACATGATTGCGATTTTGCCGCGCTTGTTGCAAGCGCAGCGCGATAACTTCGGGGTCAATGGTATAGCGGGGCTGGAAGCGGCGCTTGCGAACATGACGGGCATTGTGGCCGCAAACGGCATGCCGCAAGAATCCGGCCAGTCTTTGATTGGCCTGTTGAACACGCTGAAAAATCCTGCGATCAATCAGGCGGTCGCGGAAAAATTGAGCATTGGCGGTCGCGCCGTGGATTTGCAGGGAACCCTTGCCAAGGGTGTCGCGGCAGGTGTGGATCCGCTGGAAACGTTTGCGGCGACCATCGATCAGGCGTTATCCAGCAACCAGGGGTATCAGAAACTGAGGGCCAAGCTCGGTAGCGGGTCGGGCAGTCAAGGTGACATCGAGGCGTTGTCTGCTTTGCTCGAAAGCACGGTACTGCGCGACGTGGGCATTGGCCGTGGCGAGATGTTGGCGTTTTCCGCTTACATGAAAAACCGCGAGATGATCGCCACGACCCGCGCGGACTACGCCACCAGAGGCGTCGCGGAAATTGATGCGAGCGGCGCGGTGATCCAAGCGACGGCCAGCGAAAAATTGACGGCGCTGGATCAGCGCACTGCGGATGCACGGCAGAAAAGTTTAGAGCCGCTGACCGCCGCCATTGGCGACGTGGCGGGCAAGCTGACAGACTACGCCAATCAATATCCGGGGCTGACGGCCGCTCTGGTCGGCGCGACCGATGCGATCAAGGTGATGACGGCTGCGGCCTTGGTTTTCGGTGGCATCAAAATGTTGTCCGGCGGAAAACTCCCTGGCCGATTGGGTGGCAATGTACTTGCAGGTACTGCGACCGGTAACGTGCTTGCCAATACTCCCAAGGCATCAGGCGGTGCCCTGGGTCGATTCTTTAACGGTTTTGGCAAGCTAGTCAAGCGCGCTGTACCGGGCTTGGTGTTAGGGGAAGCGGCACTCGGAGGCATCAATATTGTCCGCAGCGATGCGAGTACGAACGACAAGGGCATCGCGGCGACCCAGCTGACGGGCCAGACTGCCGGAGCGGGTCTGGGCGCGTGGGGTGGAGCGGCTGCGGGCAGTGCTGCCGGTTCCGTGGTGCCCGTGGTCGGTACAGCCGTCGGCGCGGTGATCGGAGGTCTTGCGGGCGCATTTGGTGGTGGAGCATTTGGCGACTGGCTTGGGGAAGGGTTAGGAAGGTGGATTTTTGGCAGCGACGATGATCTGCCAGAAAACCCCGCGATCCCGAAAACCCCAGAAGCGCTTGACGCGCACGTAAAGCGTTGGCGTGAAACATCTAATGCCATTACCGCAGAAGACCTTGAGGCCGCCATGCAATTGTGGAGCGAACCGAAGCCGCTGGACGTTCAGATCAAAGTCAGTGTGGACGTGGAAAACGGCAACATCGTTGCGGCCGTCAACGAAGCCAACGCACGCGAAGCGATAAGGCATTGACGTGAGTTGGCAAGACACCTTACTGGATGCGAGATTTCGCGGCGTGCGCTTCGATTGTCAGACAGTCGCCGATGCTGCAAAGCGCGACGTGCAAAGACACGCATACCCCTACGTTGCCGGAGAAGATACCGAAGACTTGGGTCGGTCGGCGCTGGACATTACCGTCAACGCCATCTTTTGGGGAGACGATTACGAGGCGAGATTGCAGACGTTCATCCAGGCGCTGGAAGAGGCAGGGCCTGGGGAACTGATTCATCCCATTTTCGGTTCCATCGAACACGCCCAGGTCGAGAACTGGCGCATTGAGCATGGCGCGGACGATCCGGACAGTTGCCGCGTGACGATACAGTTTTGTCAGAGCACGGCGGCAGCGCCATTCTTTGTGCGGCAACTACCCGAGCAGCAAGCAGCGCAAGCGCGCCAGGTTGCGCGATCCGCGCAGGGTGCAGGGGTTGAGACATTCGCGCGCCACGTGCAGACGCTTGCCAGTAGCGGCGTCAGTGCGAATCGTCTGGGCCATTTGCGCGGCGCGATGTATGCCGTGCTCGGTTTTGTGCGGCGTCTGACGGCAACCCCGTCATCAAACGCGCTGGACGTGTTGGATTTTCCGCGCTCGTTCACATCGGGCTTATCCGAAGGTTTTCGTGCTGTGAGCGCGCAGCGTGCGTTTAACGCTGTCAATCTGACCTCGGACTGGAATGCGGTCGCAAAGATCGGGCAAGACACGGTGCGCTTGCCCGCCGCCCTATCGACCGGGGCGCTGCCGCCCGCGTTTCGTGCCGAAGGGGATACGCATCACGCGTCAGCATTGCCACGGCTTCATCCTGACGATCAGACGCTTGTGGAATCAGCGATTGCCGTGATCGTGGCGTGCGAACTTGCCGAAGTGGCGTGCGATGTGTTGGATGATGAAATCGTCAAGCCTACGCTTTCGCCGCCCGAGATTGAGACGATTGTCGGCGACGTGCGCCAGTCGATTCAAGACGCCATCGACGTGCACCGGGATTTTTATCCGGCCGAGCTCGCGCGCCCGGTTACGGAACCGTTAAAAGACTTGGCGCTGGCCGTCCAAGACGCGGGCATTGCCGTGATCGATACTCGCCCGCCGCTGATTCGTCGAACCGTTGACGTGCCGATGAACCTGCACTTGATCGCTTTTACCTGGTACGGGGATTACACGCGGGCGGTGGAACTCGCGCGCCTGAACCCGCACTTGCGCCATCCCAATTTCATTGCTGCGGGAACCGTCCTCTATGCCTACCAGCGTTGATGTTTCGCGTGACATCGAGCCCGTCAGTCTCTTGATTGGAAACCAAGTGCACAGCGCTTGGAGCCGCTATCGCGTCGGCTCCGACTTGTTGGTTCCGGCGAGCAGCTGGCAGGTCAGTTTGGGACTGCCCGATGGGGAATTTCCCCCGATTGTTCACGCGGGTGCGGCCGTTCAAGTACGCGTGGGTAGCGACGCCGTTATGACCGGTTTTATTGACGAGGTAGATCACGTCGTATCGGAGCGTGCGCATTCTTTGACAATTGTCGGGCGCGATGCGGCCGCATTACTCGTCGATTGCAGTGCGCCGGTATTTGTTGCACGCGACATGACGCTTGCCGACATCGTTAAAACCGTGGTGCAGCCGCTGGGGATTTCTCGGGTGCGGGTTCAGCTCAAGACGACCACCGTGCACGAGAAAATCGCCATCGAGCCGGGCGATACGGCGTGGGATGCGTTGATCAAAGCATGCGAGGCAAACGGCGTGTGGCCATGGTGTGCGCCAGACGGAACCCTGATCGTGGGCGGCCCGGACTACGACGCGCCGCCCGTCGCCAGCCTGATCCTGCGCCGCGACGGCAAAGGGAACAACGTCAAGCAGCTGCGCAGACGCTTTTCGATGGCGAGAAGATATTCGGACATTTGCGTGCTGGGCCAGGCGCACGGCAGTCTATCCATGACGGGTCAGCACAATCTACGCAGCCAGGTCGTTGATCCCGATGTACCTCTTTACCGTCCCAAAATCCTGATTGCGGGCGATGCG